AGTATAGAAACAATGAAATCAAACCAATGCTTTTTCCAAGCATAATTTATGATCTTGCAAAAAGTTATAATGACGCATACATTTTGTGCGAAGTTAATGACGTTGGTGATCAGGTTGCAAGTATTCTTCAATACGATTTGGAATACAATAATCTTCTCATGTGTTCCATGCGAGGCCGTGCTGGGCAAATAGTTGGTCAAGGATTTTCTGGAAAGAAAACTCAACTTGGAGTTAAGATGTCCAAAACTGTAAAAAAAATTGGATGCCTTAACCTCAAAACAATGATTGAGGAAGATAAACTTTATTTAAATGATTATGATGTTATTTCTGAGTTAACAACTTTTATTCAAAAACATAACTCTTTTGAAGCAGAAGAGGGATGTAATGATGACCTTGCTATGTGTCTTGTAATATATGCCTGGTTAGTTGCTCAAGATTATTTCAAAGAACTTACTGATCAAGATGTAAGAAAAAGATTATACGAAGAACAAAAAAATCAAATTGAGCAGGACATGGCTCCATTTGGATTCATATCAGATGGTTTGGGAGAAAGTAGTTTTGTTGATGATGAAGGTGATAGGTGGTATGTTGATGAATATGGAGATAGATCGTATATGTGGGATTATATGTAATGAACACTGAAGAAGATTTTGATAAGCAAATAAAACTTGGACACCTTTTACTGAATGATAGAAAATGTAGGACTTGTGGGGAACTAAAAAATTTGGTTGATGAATTTTATAGAACTCGCAAGGATAGAGGTCCAGTAGCATCATCATATTCATATGAGTGTAAAGAATGCACTATAAAACGTGTTGTTATTGGAAAAATACAACGTAACGTTTTTGGTAAATGGGAATATCCTGACTGGTAATCTGTTCACGTCATGTTTCCCCCACGAAAAGTATGTTTTTAATAAATATTTTCAGACAAACTGAGATTTACGGAGAAAAACATGGCGACTCCTCAATTATCTCCTGGTGTATTAACTAGGGAGGTTGATTTAACGGTAGGAAGAGCTGATAATGTTTTAGATAATATCGGTGCGATTGCCGGACCTTTCCCTATCGGACCTGTTGACGAACCAATTGATATTGCTACTGAACAAGATTTAATTAACGTTTTTGGAAAGCCAAGAACTACAGACTCCCAGTATGAATATTGGATGAGTGCTTCATCTTTCTTATCATATGGAGGAGTTCTTAAGGTAGTCAGAACCAGCGGAGCAACACTCAACAATGCTAATGCTGGTGTTGGTATTGCCTCAACTTCTATATTGAAAATTGATAACTATGATGACTACACAAATAATCATGCAGAAGCAACAAACTTCACCTTTGCTGCTAAGAACCCAGGATCTTGGGCAAACAGTTTAAAGGTGTGTTTTATTGATGATTTGGCGGATCAAACGATTGGTGTTAATACGACAAACCTAGGTTCTTTAGGTGCTCAAATTGGTTATGGTGTAACTGCTGCAATTACAAACACTGTTATTGCAGGATCTGGCACCACAACACTTTTCAACGGATTCATTAAGGGAATTATTACTGGAATTACCACAGATTCCACAAATGGAAATAGTTCAATTGATGTGAAGGTTCTTTCCAGAGTTTCTTCTGCTGGAACAGAAACTTCCATTACCTATGCAGAGGGTTCCGGAACCAATTCATTTGATGGCGATACTAACATCAGATTTGTCAACAACTCTGGAATTGTAACTGGAACATCAGCAGCTGCTGGTATACAACCAGAGTCAGTTGTTGATTGGTATGATCAACAAACTCTTGGATTAACAAACAGCATAATTTTCTGGAAGTCTATTGCACCAAAACCAGTAACTAACAAGTACTCACTGGATAGAAATGGTAAAGGAGATGCTCTTCACATTGTAGTTGTTGATGATTTAGGTACGATTACCGGAAATCAGGGAACTCTTCTAGAGAAGCATTTGAATCTTTCAAAAGCTTTAGATTCAGTTTCTGCAGTTAATTCTCCACAAAAAATCTGGTATAAGAATTATCTTGCAGATTTCTCATCTCAGATTTATGCTGGATACAATCAATCAAGTGCTGCAGATGCATATCATGGAACAACTCCAACACCAACTGCATTTAGTGGAGTGGGTGGTGTCGGTATTGCTACTGGATGGACTAAAATTACTACTGCAGATGGTCTATGGGGACTAAATGCTCAAGATGTAACTTATAGCGCAGTCGGAAACGTATCATACACACTCAATGGTGGTGTTGATTATTCTGCCGCTGGTGGATTATATGCAGAACTATCTGATTTAATCACTTCTTATGGTCTATTCTCTAACAAAGATGAGATTCAGGTAGATTATTTGATTAATGGTCCTTCTGCTGCTTTAGAATCAGACTCTCAGGCAAAAGCAAATTTTTTGATTTCTATTGCTGAGTCAAGAAAAGATTGTGTTGCCGTAATTTCACCATACAAGCAAACTGTTGTTGGACTTACCAATACAACAACACAAACTACAAATATTATTAAGTTCTTCAGTTCACTTTCATCCTCATCATACGCAATATTTGATAGTGGATATAAGTACACCTACGACAGATTTAATAACAAGTTTGTTTACCTAGCATGTAACGCAGATGTTGCTGGTCTCATGACTCGCACAAATGTGGTTGCATATCCTTGGTTCTCACCTGCAGGTCAGCAACGTGGTATCCTGAATAATGCTATCAAACTTGCATACAATCCAAATAAGGCTCAAAGAGATCAACTGTATCCTCAGAGAATTAACTCTATCATTACTCAACCTGGAATTGGAACTCTTCTCTTTGGAGATAAGACCGCTTTAGGTTTTGCATCAGCATTTGATCGCATCAATGTTCGCCGTCTGTTCTTAACTATTGAACAGGCACTTGAAAGAGCAGCACAAGCTCAACTCTTCGAATTAAACGACGAACTAACAAGAGCAAACTTCAAAAACATTGTTGAACCATATCTCCGCGATGTTCAAGCAAAGAGAGGTCTTTTTGGTTTCTTAGTTGTTTGCGACAGCACAAATAATACTCCTGATGTGATTGATAATAATGAATTTAGAGCAGACATCTATCTCAAGCCTGCTAAGTCGATCAACTACGTAACACTAACCTTTGTTGCAACCAGAACTGGTGTTGCATTCGAAGAAGTAGCTGGCACAGTTTGATTTAGTTAAACAAACAAAAAGGAGGACCTAAAAAATGGCACACACTATTCAAGATTTCAAATCAGTACTAAAAGGGGGCGGTGCCCGCCCCAATCTATTTGAAGTTGTTCTAACTGATATTAAAGGTGGAGCAGAATTCGCTGCAGATGAGTTTTCAATCTTATGCAAAGCAGCTAACTTACCAGCATCAAACGTAGCATCGATTGATGTTCCATTTAGAGGAAGAACCTTCAAGGTTGCTGGAGATCGTACCTTTGATCCTTGGACAATCACCGTCATCAATGATGAAGACTTCAAAATCAGAACTGCTATGGAGCAGTGGATGCAGTCAATTGCACAATACTCTGATGGAAGTGGTTTCACCAACCCTGGTGATTACATGTCTGATGCAACTGTAAAACAACTCAGGAGGCTTGCTTCTACCACAGGACCAAACGTTGAGTCTGGTGGTGGACTAGAAGTTTCTAAGCAGTATAAGTTCTACAGCATTTTCCCAACCGCAATTTCTGCGATTGATCTATCATATGATACTGGAGACACCATTGAGGAGTTTACAGTTGAATTCCAAGTTCAATACTGGACTCCAATAACCGGAGAAAATTGATCCGATAAATAGTCCATAGACTTTAAGGATCAAAAATAAATTATGGCAAGGTTATTTGGTTTCTCTATTGAAGATACAGAACCACTATCACCAAATGCAGTCAGTCCCGTTCCACCTAACAGTGATGACGGGTCTGACTTTTATTTGAGTAGTGGTTTTTTTGGTTCTTATGTAGACATTGAAGGCGTTTATAGAACAGAGTATGATCTTATCAAAAGATATCGTGAAATGGCACTTCATCCAGAATGCGATAGTGCTATTGAAGATATTGTAAATGAGGCTATTGTATCGGATAGTAATGATTCTCCTGTCCAGATTGAACTATCCAATTTAAATGCAAGTGATGGTATTAAAAAGAAAATAAGGGAAGAATTTAAATATATTCTCGAACTTTTAGATTTTGATAGAAAGTCTCATGAAATTTATAGGAATTGGTATATTGATGGTAGACTTCACTATCATAAAGTAATTGATTTAAAAAATCCATCAGAAGGAATACAAGAGTTAAGATATATCGATGCAATGAAAATTCAATATGTTAGGGCTCAAAAAAAGAAAGATAGAGATAAGTTTAGATTGTCTAATGTAAACACAGACAATCCAATGGAATATGAGTTTCCAGAAATTGATGAATATTTTGTTTATAATCCAAAAATGACATATCCAACTTCAAACCCATCATCGATGGGTGGTAGTTCTGGAATCAAAATGTCTAGAGACTCAATTACATATTGTACTTCGGGATTGGTAGACAGAAATAAAGGATCAACTCTTTCATATCTTCATAAAGCAATCAAGTCACTCAACCAGCTAAGAATGATTGAGGACTCTCTTGTTATTTACAGATTGTCTCGTGCTCCAGAAAGAAGAATCTTCTACATTGATGTAGGCAATCTTCCTAAAGTAAAAGCGGAACAATATCTCCGCGATGTTATGATGCGTTATCGTAACAAGTTAGTATATGATGCTAATACAGGCGAAATTCGTGATGATAAAAAGTTCATGAGTATGCTTGAAGATTTTTGGCTTCCTCGTCGTGAGGGTGGTAGAGGCACTGAGATTTCTACTCTTCCCGGTGGTCAGAATCTTGGAGAGATTACTGATATTGAATACTTTAAGAAAAAACTATATCGTTCACTCAATGTTCCACCTTCGAGAATGGATGGTGAAGGTGGATTTAATCTTGGACGTTCATCTGAGATTCTTAGAGATGAGTTAAAATTTACAAAGTTTGTTGCTCGTCTAAGAAAGAGATTTTCTTATATGTTCAACGATATGCTGAAAACTCAGTTGATCTTGAAGAATATTATTACTCCAGAAGATTGGCAAGTAATGGAAGAGCATATTCAATATGACTTCTTATATGATAATCACTTCTCAGAGCTCAAAGATGCAGAACTTTTGAATGAAAGATTAAACATGGTTCAAGTAGCAGAACCTTATGTGGGTAAGTATTTTTCGCAAGATTATCTAAGAAGAAAAATTCTTCGCCAAACAGATCAAGAAATTATTGAGCAAGATGCATTGATTGAAAAGGAAATTAAAAATGGAGTGATTGCTGATCCATCACAAATGAATGTTGATCCAACAACGGGGCAACCAATCTCTCCGGAAGTTGGTGGAGATCTTGGAGCACCAGTGATGGAGCCAGATTTAGAATCACAAGGAAAAGCAACTGAAGCACCAAGTATTCCCAAGGGTGGGGAGATATAAATAAAAACGATTAACTATAGGTATTAAAATGGATGATCTTCTGGATATGATTATTGCTGACGAATCACCATCTCAAGTTAGTGATAAAATCAAAGAACTACTTTTTACAAAATCTGCAGAAAAAATCGACGCTTTTCGTCCAATGGTATCTGCAGATGTATTTGGTATTGGTGCTGAGGAAGAAATAGAAGGAGAAGAATGAAATCATTCAAACAATTTTTAATTGGATCTTTAAGTTTTTATGACCTAACTTGATTAAATAATAAATAACTAAAAGTGTGCTATCAAAAAAATAATGGCTCATAGACCGGTTGGGGCAGGTGCCTCATTTACATTTACTGCAGGTGCCGCAACAACATCTTCAGCATTTTCTGTTCAATCAAGTGTACTGAGAGTGGTGGCTGTTGGTGGTGCAGCACATATTGCCGTTGGTGGATCACCTTCTGCAACATCTTCTGATTATTATATCCCTTCTGGTGGAACAGAAACAATTGCATTGACAAAAGCCTCAAATAGAGTTGTTGGTGTTACAACTGGAACAACCACAATTGTTACAGTTCCGGAGGGAATGCAAGTTCCATTTGGAGTTGGTGACTATGTTTCGCTAACAGCACTAGGACAATCGTATTATAATTTTACTCATCAAGAAGTTCTGTCAGTAAACACAACTGCAGGAGTTAATGAGTATCATCAAACTAGAATGACTGTAAATTATAATTCAAGTGGAATTGTAACTGCATTCTCTCCATCGGATGCAACGGTTACTATTTCAAATAAAGTTTCTGCATATGGTGCAGGTTCAGGAACTCTTTATTTCCAACAAGTACAAATCTCAGGACAAGCATAATGAAACTCATCACAGAAGAAATCGAAAAGGTAGAAGTTATTACCGAAAGTGTGAATGGTAAGAAAAATCTTTTTATCAAAGGTGTTTTTCTTCAAGCAGAGCAAGTGAATAGAAACGGTAGAATGTACCGTATGCCTGTAATGGAGCGTGAAGTAAAGCGTTACAATGAGCAATATGTTCAAAAAGGCCGTGCTCTTGGAGAACTCGGACATCCTGACGGACCAACTGTAAACCTTGATAGAGTTTCTCACAAAATTGTTGATCTTCAAAAAGAAGGCAATAACTTTATCGGTAAGGCACAAATCCTATCCACCCCAATGGGTAAGATTGCAGAATCACTTCTTAAAGAAGGAGTTTGCCTTGGCGTTTCCTCTCGTGGTATTGGTTCATTAAGGCCAACCAAAGAAGGATACAGTGAAGTTGGTGAAGATTTTATGCTAGCCACTGCTGCTGATATTGTTGCTGATCCATCTGCACCTGATGCTTTTGTTCAGGGAATTATGGAAGGTAAAGAGTGGGTTTGGGATGGTGGAGTTCTTCGTGAAAAATATGCCCAACAAACTCAGAAGAAAATTGATTCATTAGTTGATCAAGGACTTTTAGAGGAATATAAACTATCCCTCTTCAATGAGTTCTTAAATAGCCTTTAAATTATTAAATATCTTAATTTATAAATAAATATAGATTTACTACAGGAAAATCGGAGAGTTCAAATGTCTCGTGGTACACAATTACAAGAAATGGAAGTAGGCACTAAGCAATCCAAAACTGCTGTCAACTCAAATGCAAAGGCAGCAGATCCAATGCCAAGTCTTTCTGGAGCAACTCCAGGTCAGACTGGTTCTTGGGAGGATTTAGGTGGACCAACGCCAGAAAACTATAAGTCTGATGATGACTCAGCAAAGCTCAAAACTCCAGGCACAACCCTTAAGCAAGTTAAGGATGTTGTAAATAAGGGTGCTAAGCCTGCTGATGCAATGAAGGCAGTGAAAGAGGAGGAAGAACTCGATGATGAAGATCTCATTGAAGAGGAAGTTGAGGAAGAAGAAGAGGAAGAAGGTGAAGAAGTAGAAGCTTCTGCAGAAGAATCAGAAGAAGATGATGAAGAAGTTGTAGAGGAAGAACTTAGCATCGAAGAAGATGTTAATGCTCTTCTAGAAGGTGAGGAACTATCAGAAGAGTTCCAAGAAAAAGCACGCATCATCTTCGAGGCTGCTATTGTTTCTAGAGTAGAACAAATTAAAGAATCCCTAGAAGCTCATTATGAAGAGCGTCTAGTTGAAGAAGTTGAGGAAATCAAGGAAGCTCTTGCTGAGCGTGTTGATTCCTATCTAGAGTATGTTGCCGATGAGTGGTTCGCTGAGAATGCACTCTCAGTCGAAACAGGTCTGAAAGAAGAACTCACTGAGTCCTTCATGACTGGTCTGAAAGGACTTTTTGAAGATCATTATGTATCAATCCCTGAAGATAAATATAATGTGCTTGAGAGCATGGTAGAAAAACTTGATGAAATGGAGACAAAACTCAACGAGCAAATCGAGAAGAATGTTTCCCTAAACAAGCGTCTCGCAGAGTCGGTTGCTGACGGAATCTTCGATCAAGTTTCTGAGGGTCTAGCACTTTCTCAGAAAGAGAAGCTCGCTTCACTTGCCGAAAGTGTTGAGTTTGAAAGTGAAGAAGAATATCGTGAAAAACTGGAGACTTTGAAAGAAGCATATTTCCCATCAAAGACAGTATCTCCAAGAGCTAAAACTGAATCGCTTTCAGAAGGTGTAGATTCATCACCTGAATCTATTTCAGGTACTATGTCTGCATATCTGAATACTCTTTCAAGATTTAGCAAATAATTGAATTTAATATAATTCAAACAAAACATCCACACAACAAAGGTAAACGCAAATGTTCCATTCCGAGCATCTGCAGGAAAAGTGGGCACCTCTCCTCAACTATGAGGGTCTTGATTCAATCAAAGATTCGCACAGAAGAGCGGTAACCGCAGTCCTGTTAGAAAACCAAGAAAGATTTTTAAGAGAGCAATCAGCATTTGAGCACGGCTCAATGTCAATGCTGATGGAATCTCCAACCAACAGCGGTAATGCTGCTGGTGCTCAAGGCGCTTTCGGTGGCGGCGCAACCTCAGCCGGCCCTGTTGCAGGTTTCGATCCAGTTCTGATCTCACTCATCCGTCGTTCAATGCCTAACCTGGTCGCTTATGACCTGGCTGGCGTTCAACCAATGAGTGGTCCTACTGGACTTATCTTCGCAATGCGCTCCCGTTACACCAACCAGAGCGGCACCGAAGCATTCTTCAACGAAGCAGATACAACCTTCTCAGGTACAGATGCTGGTTTTGACACCACTCTTACCCGTGATTTCGCTGACGTTAATGCTGGTATTGGTACAACCATTCAAGGTGGCACCAACCCATCAGTTCTTAACCCTGTTGGAACCGCAACCTCAACCGCATACAATGTCGGTCAGGGTATGCCAACTGGCGATGCAGAAGCACTTGACGGTGGCACTAATGCATTCAATCAGATGGCTTTCTCAATCGAGAAAGTTACCGTTACTGCAAAGTCACGCGCACTGAAGGCTGAGTACTCACTAGAGCTCGCTCAGGACCTCAAGGCAATCCATGGTCTGAACGCTGAAGCGGAACTCGCAAACATTCTCTCAACTGAGATTCTTGCTGAGATCAACCGCGAAGTTATCAGAACCATCTATAAGGTTGCTGAGCAAGGCGCTGTTCAGAACGTTGCAACTCCTGGTGTATTCGACCTCGACGTTGATTCAAACGGTCGTTGGTCTGTTGAGAAGTTCAAGGGTCTTCTGTTCCAAATCGAGCGTGATGCTAACGCAATCGCACAAAGAACTCGTCGCGGAAAGGGCAACATCATCATGTGCTCTGCTGACGTTGCTTCAGCACTGACCATGGCTGGTGTTCTCGATTACACCCCTGCACTCAACGCAAACCTGAATGTTGATGACACTGGCAACACATTTGCTGGTACTCTCCTCGGTAAGTTCCGTGTATACATCGACCCATATGCTGCTAACCTGACTTCTGCTAACGCAACTCCAGGTAACCAGTACTATGTTGTTGGTTATAAGGGTACTTCCCCATATGATGCTGGTCTGTTCTATTGCCCATACGTTCCTCTCCAAATGGTTCGTGCCGTTGGTGAGAACTCCTTCCAGCCTAAGATTGGCTTTAAGACCCGTTACGGTCTTGTTGCTAACCCATTCGCAGAAGGAACCGATCAGGGTCTCGGACGCCTCAGAGTTAACGCTAACCGCTACTACAGAAGAGTAGCTGTTAAGAACCTCATGTGATCTAAATCACATAAATTATCAGGGACCCCAAAAGGGTCCCTTTTTTATTCTAAATATTTAAAAAAAAATGGCAAGAGCAACTCAGATAGAAAATAGAAATTTTCTGTCGCCAACAGGATTTAAGTTTACATTAACTAGAACTCGAAAAGTATCTTTTTTCTGCAATGAAGCAAATATTCCAGATTTAAACTTAGGTATTGCAAATCAACCAACATACCTTAAGGACATTGATATTCCTGGAGACAAAATTCAGTTTGGAGATTTTAATCTCAGATTTATTGTTGACGAAAATCTTGAAAACTATATGGAGATACAAAATTGGATGAGAGGATTGGGTTATCCAGAGTATCTTGGACAGTTTGGAGAACTTGCTGCTGAAGATACAATAAAATCAAGATTTGTACAGAAAAATCCAAACATATATTCAGATGGAACTCTTCAAGTTTTAACTAGTTCTTCCATTCCCAATTTTCAAGTAGTGTTTAAGGATATGTTCCCATACTCATTACAAACTTTAACATTTGATGCAACACAGACTGACATCCAATACTTTACCGCTGAGGTAAGTTTCAAGTATACTATGTACAATGTAACTACCCTTAGCGGAACTCCTTTATGAGTATTGATCTTGATAAAATTCAGGAAATGTGGGAAAAAGATTCGAAAGTAGATCCAGATAATTTACACACAGAATCTTTAAATATCCCTGTTCTTCATGCAAAGTATTTTGATTTATATAATACTATTTTTCTTTTGAGAAAGAAAGCAGAGCAACAGAAAAGAAATATTCGTCATGAGCGATATGAATATTTTTCAGGCAAAGCAGATCCTGAAGTATACATAGAAAATCCATTTCCAAAAAAAATTCGTGACAAAGATACGATGCAAAAGTATCTTGATGCAGATGAAAAACTTTCAACAGTATGTTTGAAGATTGATTACTACGATACAATGCTTGTTTACATTGAAAGCATTCTTAAGATGATTCAAAACAGAACATATCAAATTAAAAATGCGATTGAGTTTATGAGATTTAACTCTGGACTGGGGTAAATAAATACCTGTAGATGAATGGATCTATGTGATTGACACTACAGCAAATCTTGTTATTTCCAAGTCCAACGAAGTATTTTTAAAGATTAACACGGAACCTCATATTGAATATGAGCTAAGAGATCATTTCAAGTTTGAGGTTCCTAATGCAAAATTTATGCCCCAGTACCGTGGAAGGAATTGGAATGGGGAAATTCATTTGTTTGATATGAGGTCGAAACAAATTTATGTTGGCCTCTTAGATAAGATAGTATCCTTCTGTAAGCAATATGGATACACTTATAAGTTTGAAGATAACAAATTCTATGGAACTCCCTACGAAGAAAATGAGGAGATCACGTATGAAGGTGTTAAGGGATACATGCAATCTATTTGCTCACATACTCCACGTCAATACCAAATTGAGGGAGTACACGATGCTTTAAAGCATAATAGAAAACTTTTGATATCACCGACTGCCTCAGGAAAATCTCTGATGATTTATTCTCTCGTGAGGTATTATGTAGAAAGGCAGTTAAAAATACTTTTAGTTGTTCCAACGACCAGTTTAGTCGAACAGATGTATAAAGACTTTTTAGACTATGGTTGGGATGCTGATTCATATTGCCACCGTATCTATTCTGGTAGAGAAAAAACAAATGAGTATCCAGTTACAATCACAACTTGGCAGTCTGTATATAAACTAGAACGATCATTCTTTGAAGATTATGATGTAATTATAGGAGATGAAGCTCATTTATTCAAGAGTAAGTCACTTATTGAAATCATGACAAAACTTCATCATGCAAAGTATCGTTTTGGATTCACTGGGACACTTGATGGAACTCAAACTCATAAATGGGTTTTAGAGGGACTATTTGGCCCATCATACAAAGTCACAAAAACTGATGAGTTAATGCGACAAGGACATCTTTCTCAGTTGGATATTCAATGCCTTGTTCTAAAACACTCACCACAAAAGTTTGAAACTTATGAGGATGAGATACAATATTTAATCTCTCACGAAAAAAGAAATAACTTTATTAAAAATCTTGCATTAGATTTAAAAGGAAATACTCTTGTTCTTTTCAGCAGAGTAGAATCTCATGGTGCAATACTCTATGAAAAGATAAATACTAATAAGAGTGATGATCGTAAAGTATTTTTTGTTCATGGTGGAGTGGATGCTGAAGAGAGAGAATTGGTAAGAGAAATAACTGAGAGGGAGAACAACGCAATCATTGTTGCCTCTTATGGAACTTTTTCTACTGGTATTAACATTAAGAACCTCCATAATGTTATCTTTGCTTCACCCAGTAAATCGAGAATCCGAAATTTACAATCAATTGGAAGAGTACTTAGAAAAGGAAAAAATA